CAAAGCTGTGGGCTCAACTGCCCATTTTAACGGTCTATTTTAAATTAAAGGGGATAAACCTGATTGAGCAGAAGTAAATGCACTTACAAGTGCGGATCCTTCTTAATGAAGGCAACATTCCTGGTGGAAAAAGACCCGTTTTTCTTTTCGAGTATCAAACGGCTCACGCCGTACCACCTACGGCTTGCACTAAGGGTCTCCTCAGTTTTCACATATGTTCGAGCGGAGTAGGAGAGATTCTCCCACTTCCTAATCCTTTCACAATGCCTGCTATACGCCGACTTAGCTTCATCTTCATTGATGTCAACAAATTCGCGTTCTACAGCATCCAAGTAGTCACATAGGACAGGCACGAAGCTGTGTTCGTTTCTAACCTGCAACAACTTGCCATACAATACAGTGCGTCGCTGGGACCTAGGTATGTCATTGACAGAGTATGGGAACTTGGCGATTAGTCTGAAAGGTTTTGCGCCCATTGCGTACAGTCGATTCCCATGCAAATCACGAACGGGCCAAAATTTTCGAGAACAGAACTCAGCATCCAACAAAGTGTCAGACACCTTGATCTTAGCGCACATCCCGAACCTCACAAACTCATCGGTAAGCTTGGTGGCAATTTGTTCAAAGCTATTACCGTCAAGCTTAGATTTTCGCAACATAGCGAGGGGAACAATAGTGAGGTTATCATCACCCAGTGTCATTATTCTCAACGAGTCTTCACTACCAATAGTACACGTGAGGCCAAATGACTTGAACACAATAAGATGCATCAAAAAATTCAAAATTGAATTCCCTACACTAGTGTTTGGATCACCAGATTTCCGAGTGCCAGGCGTATGAGCCCGGATACCAGATCTTGTGAATCCCACCGTGTGTAATTGGGCAAGCAATGCTGTCATGATTCTACTGTCCTTCAAATCCCATTTAGAGATCATTGAATAGACTAAGAATTCAAGCAATAGCTTGGTTTGGCACATATGAGTGTCCCATCGACTTCCATCGGTTTCGATAACTAGATAAGGAGACTCAAAGTCTTCCCCACCAGTCAAACCAATGGATGTGTTCACCCAGGTGTCCACTTCTAACGTTGTCACTCCACTAGCATAAAACAAATTGCATGTCTTGTTGAAAATCTTACTGATTAAATGACACACAGCTAGCATGAATGGAGAGAGGAGTACATTTGCATGTTGGGTCTTGAATGTTGAAATGTTTCTTGGATCTTTAGACCGCATGAATTCCTCCTTCGTGGTGGATCTTTTATCGAAAGGAAGCAATTCCCTTTTGATGAAGAATGATCTCCAAAACCATTTGTTGTCCACAACACTGGAATTTTTGATATCGTTCTTACACTTCTGCAGATCTTTGATCAGCGATTCAGGTGCGCCTTTGCTCTTACGAACAGCCAGATATTTCTGAAAATTCATGGGAGCCACCAGTTGGCAAGAAAGATATATTATCGGGTCCGGAAACAGTAGTTTATTGGTAAATTTCCGGTCCTGATCACCTATCACATGCACATTGGCAAAAGTGCATGCGTCCTTGATCATAATGTAGAAGTCGATCCGAGCAAAGTTGATTGCATCAATGACACTTTGTGTGAATGCAGGTCGTTTAAAAACTAACCTATTCCGAATGCAAGTGTAATCATTGTGCAAGGACGAGGTGTATGAAATCACACCAAGCATGTCCAAATCAGAACACAACTTGAGTGCACCCTTAGCCTTCACTGAACCGACAGCATCTGGTACGCTAACACCAGATTTTGGATCCATAGGTCTCATATTACTCTCGTCTGTAGGTGCTTGGTACATCTTCTTCCCCAACTTAAACGGCAAATGCCCAGTCCAACTCATCTTCTCTTGTTGGGGTGTTGGTTTGAATGTACCTGTGCTGGCAACCTTCACGATGTAAGTGTCAGTTCTGAATTGCCGAATCAACCAAATCAATGATATGATGGCAGCCAAATAAGGCCAGAATGACACAACTGAGTCCATGAACGTATTGTTCCTAACTCCAAACTGGAAATGCTCAACATAAAAATATATGGAACAAATTACCAGGAATATGGAACATAACGTCATGAAGAGGATCCTCCATATGACAGGGAACACCCTGAAATAAAAAGGGACAGTCTTCATTCCAAGGTGTTCGTTGATAGAACCAAATCTGCCACTTGAAAAGTGGCGAGATAAAGTAATCCAATTGTTGGTCTCGCACTGTACAGAGTAAATTAATACTGTTTTGCAAATGCTGTCCAACAACAGTGTTGTGGGCAAGAACTGATACCTAATCGCATAATCCTTGATACTGCGAATGGCCTCAGCCCACTTCTTCCTGTCCATACCAGACGCGGCTAGCATGGACCGCCCCTTGCCAATCAAGTGGGTCGGGACTTTACATTTGAAATAGGTCCAAGTCAATGGGAACAATACCCAATGAAAGAACGTGAGATAACGGTAACGAATTAACGTGGTGGTTTGGAACAATTTCAGTTCCTCTTGCTTGTTGTTGTTTGGTGTCGTCATCATGGTTGCTAGGTCAAATGTTTTATGTTTAACGACCACACGTCGGCATATTTAACGACTGCACGTCGGTATGTTGTCAGGACTACTCCTGGTGGATTGGTCAGATCCACAAACCTCGTCAAAACCACTTCTTATTGACGGTAGGTGCACAGGTCTGCTGTGGCTTTTGGCGTAACTCCTGTTGCTTCTTTTCCATTTCTTTCCTAAGCGCATACATATACTCTTTCTCGGCTAACCTTTTCATTTCGTTTTGCTTCATTTTATTCAAGTTGAATGAGGGCTCTGAAGCAAAAGGTTGAACCTGTGTCCCCCCGAACACATCGACGGAGTAAGAATGTTGAGCGCCAGAAGTTCCAGTGGTGATTGCCAATGAACTCGACAGTACGGGATAGAATACAGTGCCAATTTCTGACCTAACCTTGAAGAACCCTGTTAAACGTACTCTGACGAGACCTTCTCCAGATCCCCAAAACCAGAACGCCGTCTGGTTATCGACAGAATCGGAAGCAAGATAATACGAGCTTCCAGAGGCTATCTGGAGGTCACCTGAGTCATCGTACATTGTGTTGGATTCAACCTTCATGGCCAGCATTTCACTGTTTGATGCTCCCCCGTTTTGGTCAATTCGTTGAAAGTAAAAAGCCGGGAACGAGTCATTAACAGTGTAGGTCATAAGACCTGCAAAGTTAGTTTGCAGACTGAGTGCCGTGCCGACTGCAATGTCGACGGTTACTTTCACGAGTTGTGTACCACGTGGTGTGATTTCCATCAATGACAAATCCGCGTCGTAGGGTGTCAATTTCGACAAGTCAAAATGTTCTGGACGTGTACCATCCAGTGGTTTGCCGTCTGACCCCAACATTGGTTTCAACTTTGCCTTAAGGACTGCCAGCCAGTCCTTTTTACTCGGGTAGTAGATTCCGTTGTGGACGCGATTTTTGTGCAAGAGTGACACTGTTCGGACGTCGGGTGCCCATCGTAGATTGCGAAACATACTAAGGTACTTGTTTGCGGTGGGTGAATTAAGAAACTCACTGAACTTCGTGGTGATGTCGAGTGTTGTTGAAGCTGCTGTTGAAATTGCAGAAAATGCCTGTGACAGCATTGATACAGCCAATTCAGACCTCTTGGGTGTGAAAAGTTCAACGTCATACTCGATCCACATTGATCCCAGATCAAGTGAAGTGTCAGTGCCATTCCCACCACGCACCAAGTAAACCTTGCCGGTATGATAGAGGTTGTTGTCAACAATAACTTCTGTTGCAGTTGCAACATAGTATGATGCCCTCTTTCGGAGATTACGGCGCGTAAGTTTCTGACTGAATCCGATGTAAGGCGACCCTATGACCGAATCGTCATATGTCAAGCAAGTTTCGAGATCTTGTGGGTCCTCATCGTCAAAATTGTAGTCGACGACCACACCAATACGACCCGTCGTCGTTGTTGGACATGATGGTCTCCATACAAACCTGATATCCCTGAATTTGTATGACTCAAAACATGTAGCAAGTACATTGAGCCAGGGAAACAAATCCGCGTTTCCAGGATTGAGCGCTGCTTGCACCGACAAATCAAATGTGGCAGAAGCAGCCTTGGCAAAAGAAAAGACCTCTTTGTGCTTAATGCGCATGACACCGTTTTGCATGTTCAAAACAGGTTTTGAACGGCGATCGATAGTGCCTCTTGCTGATGGTTGTGAACGGGTAATTGTTCTTTGGTTCTTGTTAGAGCTCTTGGTTCGTTTGTTGTTGTTTTTGGAAGCAATTAATTACTCGCATTAGGAGTGCTAATCCTAAATGTGAGAGCACCTGCTACGGGAATCCTTTGCCCTAGATTCATAAAGGGCCACAGTCACCGTCAAACAGATGGATTCAATGGGTTACTAGGCGCTTTGGCCGATCGCGCGATTCCCAGTTCAAGCTGGGCACGATGCCGCGTCGAGTGTGGGGCACCACAAACATTTCTGCCAGAGAGTTACCAGCTCTCTACTTCAATGAATCCATCCAATAGCTCAGTGACTGCGCTGCTCATAGCAGTTAGAAGCTTATTTGGTGTTTATTTTGTTTAGCCACCGCACAATGGTCTTATTCTGGTTGGTGCGTCGCGACTCAGCTTGCTATATCCCAAGGGACGACTCGCAACAGAGAATTAACCCTGCCAGCGTCCATCAAAAGTTCTTATGGGTTAGAGATTTATGCGAGGGCGTGGCAAGCCAAGTCTTACGGAAAACTCCCTAGTGC